TTATGACAAAAGAATGTAGACAATGCAAACAGATACTGGCAGGGCAATCCCCAGTTATCCTTAGTCGAAAGGAGTGGGAGTATGATTAAAGTATGCCATGTGTGTGGCCAAGAGTTTGAAGCAGGTATAGCATCTCGAGCAATGACATGCCACAACTGCTTAGAAGCTGGCTTCAAATGGTGCAATGACTGTAAACGAGCCCTACTGCTAAGTGCGTTTAGTCATAACGGTGATGGTTTTGCTAGCGTGTGTAAGACATGTCAAAATAAACGTACTAGGGCTTTATATGGTAAGCCAAAGGAAAAGCTACCTGACGGATATAAAAGGTGCTCAATGTGCGGAGAAGTTAAACCTATTAGTGCCTTTTACCTACAATATGGTAAGTCGCAAGCTCGCTGTAAGACTTGTCACACTGCTGCAAGTGCTGCGTGCTATAAACGTACTGGGTACATGAAAAGACCAGAGGTTATTCAGCGTCGCAAAGAGGCACAGCTGAAGTATTATGGTACCCCTGAGGGTCATGATAAAATCAATCGACTTGTAAGAGAACGACAGCATAGACTGTATAATTCCGATGAAGCATATCGTGAAAAGAAAATAGCGCAATGTCAAGCTAGACGTACAGTATCTGGTTCATACACTGCTGAAGAATTTGAGGCAGTTAAAGAATTCTTTGATTACTCGTGTGCATATTGTGGCAAACAGGTTGTCTTAACAGTTGACCATGTAGTTCCATTGGCTAGCGGAGGCAGTAATAATATTGAAAATATCGTACCAGCGTGCCTGTCTTGCAACTGTAGCAAAGGCTCAAGAGAGATGCTTAGTTGGTATACTAAGCAATCCTTTTTCTCTCCTGAGCGTTTAAGTAAGATATGGTACTATATGGAGGAGGTGATGATGTAATATGGGCATTGACTTAACAAACGTAGATTTAGGTACCTTACAGAGTATCCTTACGCCGCGTTTAACAAAGTATATCCCATATGACTGACCCGACTCCTAAACAACGCGCTTTCTTACTTATGAATAATACCAAAGAGATTCTATATGGCGGAGCAGCCGGCGGTGGCAAATCTGTTGCTCAGCTTATGGCAGCCTTACAGTTTGTAGATGTACCAGGATACTCGGCTATCTTATTTCGTAAGACATATGCCGACCTTTCATTACCTGGCGCGTTAATTGATATGTCAAAGCAATGGCTAATGCCATTTGTAGAATCTAAAGAGGTTAAGTGGTCTGAGAAAGAAAAGCAATATGTGTTTCCATCAGGTGCAACGTTAAACTTTGGGTACTTAGAGTCTCCTAATGATTGTTATAGATACCAGGGAGCTGAATTCCAGTATATTGGTATGGATGAGGTAACGCATATTGACCCAGCTAACTATAGGTACTTGTTTTCTCGTTTGCGTAAGCCAAAGACATTGCAGGTACCATTGCGTTTTAGGGCCACAGCAAATCCTGGCGGACAGTTTGGAGAGTATTACTATCAGAGATTCTTTGTAGAGGGACCAGAGAAGGGGCGCATATTTATTCCAGCTGGCTTAGATGACAACCCGTACCTAGACGCTGAAGCGTATAGAGAAGCGCTTAATGAGCTTGATCCTGTTGAACGCGAGAGATTACTTAATGGTAACTGGGAGATTAAGTCACAAGGGGATATGTTCAGTAGACATTGGTTTGTAATAGTCCCAGCAACAGAGATACCTGAGGCGGCTCGTTCTGTTAGATTTTGGGATATGGCTTCAACAGACCCTTCAAGGCGTAAGAGTAGAGATAAGCGCGAACCTGACTGGACTGTTGGTCTTAAGTTATCACATTACCAGGGTATTTACTGGATTGAGGACATCGTTAGAGTACAGAAGACACCACAAGGTGTTGAAGAGACTATTAAGATGACTGCCGAACAGGATGGGTATTCTGTCGCCATTAGGATGGAACAGGAGCCTGGTTCTTCAGGGGCTATAACTATTGACCACTATGCAAGAAATGTACTAACTGGTTATGACTTCGCTGGTGTGGTATCAACTGGTTCAAAGGTTGAGCGTGCCAGGACTGCATCCGCCGCCGCTCAAGCAGGAAGAATACTTGTATCTAACAGGTGTAGAAACATACTAGCATTCTTTGATGAGGCTGATGTATTTCCATATGGTTTAAAGGATGATACAATTGATGGATTGTCAGGTGCATTCAATTATTTTAGAGGGTCAAATCTTATGAGGGCCCCGACAGGTATAAAAAAGAGTGGCGGGTCTTATTGGACTAAATTAAGGAGGGGATAAGTAAATGGCCAAACTAGTAAACTTTAAACAGTTAGGCTCGACTGGGCTAAGGCGCCATGGTTCATATATCTATGAAGAATTTTTACCAGAGCTACGCTGGCCTAGAGCTGGCAAGATATATCAAGAAATGGCCGATAACGACCCGGTTATAGGAGCTATATTGTACCTAGCTGAGATGCTTATTAGGGGTACTACCTGGGATGTGGCTCCTGCTGGTGATACACCAGAGGATATTGAGGCAGCAACGTTTCTTAAAAGCTGCATGGATGATATGGAGATGTCTTGGGCTAATGTAATATCAGAAATACTATCCATGTTCACTTATGGCTTCAGCTTCCATGAGATTATTTATAAGGTCAGGCGTGGACCTGATGAGCGCAATCCTAAATATCGTAGCCAGTATACTGACGGGCGTATTGGCTGGCGTGCAATGCCTATCAGATCACAGACATCTCTGGCTGAGTGGATTTTCAATGAGGACAATGAGTTAACAGCTTTTGTGCAAGTTGCCGAACCAGACTATAGGCGTGTAATAATTCCTATGTCTAAGGGCTTGCTATTTCGTACGCGGGTCAGTAGAGACAATCCTGAAGGTAAGTCGCTATTACGTAATGCGTATAGACCTTGGTTCTTTAAGAAACATTTTGAAGAAATTGAAGGTATAGGAATTGAGCGTGACTTAGCCGGTTTTCCTGTGCTTACAGCACCAGAGAACTTAGACTTATGGAATGATGATGACCCACAAATGGTAGCGCTTAGAACCAGAGCTGAAGATCTTGTTTCGTCTATCCGTAGAGATAGCGAAGAAGGTATACTCCTTCCTTACGGTTGGAAATTAGAACTACTTACGTCTGGGTCTAGTAGACAGATAGATATTGGCAGTACTATTGATAGGTATGATAATAGGATTGCTATAACAATGCTATCTGATATTATACTTCTTGGTAATAAGAGTGGTTCTTTTGCTCTCGCTGATACAAAGCAGTCTATGCTTGCTGCATCCTTGCAGGCACAAGTAACTAATATAGCTGATGTATTTAACTCTAGAGCGGTGCCGCAGTTGTTTAGATTTAATAACTTCAATATTACAAAACTTCCAAAGATAGTTCCTGGTCAAATACAAACGCCTTCGCTAAAGGAAGTTGCGCTAATAATGCGTGCTATGGGACTTAATATTGCTGGTGACCATAAATTGCAAAGTTATTTTAGGCACTTACTAGGTATGCCAGAATTATCAGAGGAGGATTTTAAGAAGATATACGAAGGTCAAGCAACTATAGCAGAAAAAAATAGAGACGTTAACCCAAATGATAGACCATTTGAACAAAATGATATGAGATACACCGGGGACGGTGAGATGTAAATGAATAAAGACAATTTATTAAAGGAGGTAAAATATAATGGGCACTACTATAAGTACAGAACAAAATACGCGCACATCTGTAAATGTATATAGGGACGATGGTTCATCTTCATATATTACATTTAACGAGAGTGTGTATAAGGAAGAATGCTTGCCGTTTGAGATAAGCTTCGAAATCTCTAAGTCAAATGACGAGGGGCTGGTTAGTGGATGGGCTAATGTGTCACTACAACCTGATGGTACTCCGCCACTTGATTGGCAGGATGATATTATTAGGACAGAAGTGCTTGAGAAAGCTGCCATTAATTTTATGCTAGATTACAGAGGTAGTGGTGTGATGCATGAAGGTGAATGCAAAGGTGTCGTTGTAGAGTCTATAGTATTCACTAAAGCCAAGCAGGCTGCTATAGGCATACCAGAAGGTACAATACCTGAGGGATGGTTTATAACTGTAAAAGTTCTAGACCCAGAGGTGTTCAAGTTAGTTAAGAGTGGTGTATTTAAGATGTTCTCTATTCAGGGTACCGCTAAACGAATTAAGCTTTAGTGATATACAACGTAGCTAAACCGCGTATAATATAAATAGGAGGTGAGTTATGGATGCCATACTTACTTGAAGACCTGGTGATTAACCGCGTCGACTTAGTTGATGAAGGAGCCAATTCGGCAGCTTTCATAGAACTTTATAAAAGAAAGGAGCGAGGCAACAAAATGGAACTAAAAGACATTATCGCTAAGATGAAACCTGAGCACGCTGCTGTTGTTCAATCAGAAATAGATAACTTGTCTAATGAGGTCACTAAGGCAAAGGAATCTGTTACTGCGTTAACAATTGAGCGAGATAGTGCAAAAGAAGCTTTGGAAAAAGCGATAGGAGACCTTAAAGTAGCAAATGAAGAATTAGCAAAAGCTAAGTCAGAACTTGAGGCACTAAATGCCAATAATGCAGCCTCTGACGAAGAGGACATTATCAAGGCTATGCCTGAAGAAGCTCGTGCATTGTTCACTAAAATGAAAGCCCAAAAAGAAGCTGCTGAAGAAGCAATACGTAAAGCCAAAGATGCTGAGGCACAGGCTACAGCAATTGCTAAAGCAGCAGAACTAAAGGCTATTCCTATTGAACATGACAAACTTGTAGGGATCCTTAAGGGAGCTTCTCCGGAATTGATCGAAGTACTTACAACTATCAATAGTGCTATTGATAGTACTGTATTAGGTGAAGTAGGTAAGAGAACTCCAGGACAAGCATCTTCAAGCAGTGAGGAAGCTTGGGCAAAAATTGAAGCTAAGGCTAGCGAGATTGCCAAAGCAAAAGGTATCTCGAAGGCTAAGGCCATCTCTCAGGCAGTAGATGAAAATCCTGACTTGTACAAAGAGTATCTACAAGGAGGTGCTAACTAATGAACAATGCGTATGAAATTCCAAACTTAAGGTTTAGTTTGCCGGCTGGTGCAGATATACCCCGTAGACGCTTTGTTGGCGTAAATGCCTCAGGCGAAGGCGTTATTGCCACTGCTGCTGGTCCGGCCATTGGTGTGTCTATGAACGAAGCTGCAGCAGGTGAAGTTCTTGAAGTTGCTGATGGTATAGTAGTAGTAGAGACCAGTAATGCAATAGAAGCTGGCGCTAGTATTTCTGTAGCTGAAGATGGTCGGGCTGTTACAACTACCGACGGCGTAGTAGTTGGTACAGCACTTACTAGTGCTGCCGGCGCAAATTTGTTTATTGCCGTTAAAATAAGATAATGAAGGGAGTGTTGATAAATGCCTAAAATGCAAGACGCTCACATTGATAGAGCGCTAACAAATATGTCAGTTGCGTATATGCAGGACGCTAGCAATTATATAGCTGACAAAGTTTTTCCTATTATACCTGTTAAGCGCCAAGCTGATCTCTACTACATTTATAACACTGGCGACTTCTTGAGAGATGAAGCCAGAATTAGAGGAGCTATTTCTGAATCTGTTGGCAGTGATTACGATCTTGCTTCAGATACTTACTACTGTAAGAAATACGCTTTCCATAAGGATGTTTCTCCAGAGGAGCGCGTGAATTATGATGACCCACTTGATGCAGATAAGGACGCACAGATTTTCGTGTCACAAAAGATGCTTATCCGTAGGGAAATGGAGTGGGCTTCAAAGTTCTTTAAAGCTGGTGTATGGAGTAATGAGATTGCAGGTGATTCAGCAGCCGGTGCAGGTAAGACTATTTATTGGAACAAGGACACTTCTAATCCCATCCAGGATATAACAAATGAATCAATCAAGATGGCAGCTCGTACAGGCTTTAGGCCAAATACATTGGTATTGTCGCCTTACGTATTCAATGCACTAAAGAATCACTTTGATGTTCTTGACAGAGTTAAGTATACCGAAACTGGTGTTGTTACAACGTCCTTGCTCGCGTCGCTGTTCGAAGTTGAAAACGTGTATGTAGCTTGGGCAGTAGTTAATAACAGCGCTAAAGGTACTGCTGACAATATTGATTTCATCATGGGCAAGAATGCGTTACTTTGTTACAGCAACCCTAATCCTAGCCTGAGAACACCTTCAGCTGGCTATATCTTTGCTTGGGTTGGTTTAGAGGGTGCTGAAGCTTACGGTAACCGTATCGTTAGAATTCCTATGGATCTGCTCGGCATAGGTGTAGAACGTATCGAGGGCGAAATCGCTTTTGATGTTAAGAAAGTTGGCGATGACCTTGGTGTGTTCTTTAAGGACATCGTAGAGTAATGTTTGTAGTTAGGCGCTCATTCAGGGGGCCACGAGGACCTATATCTGCCGGCTCTATCATTGAGCCGGCAGATATAAGGAACTTTAGGTACCGACTACAAGAGAAGCATATTATAGAAGTTACCGAGCAGAACTTCAATAGCTATCGTGTATTTTTTAAACAGCGTTTTGGAGTAGACATTGGTGCAGCAAAGGAACTTGAAGAACGTAAAAAGATACTTGCTTCAAAATGTGCCAAACTAAAGTTAGAGCTGCCAGAGGACATAACTATTGAGCAGCTTGAACAAGCAATAATTGACGCTGAAGCAAAAGCTGAAGCTGAAACAAAGGTTGCTGCAGACGCTGAAGCAAAAGCTGAAGCTGAAACAAAGGTTGCTGCAGACGCTGAAGCAAAAGCTGAAGCTGAAACAAAGGTTGCTGCAGACGCTGAAGCAAAAGCTGAAGCTGAAACAAAGGTTACTACAGAAGTAAAAGTTGCAAAAGTTACTATTAAATAGGAGGTGATAAGATGTCTTGGAGTTATTCTGGAAATCCAGCTAGTAGTGAAATTGATGAGCTCCGATTTATTATTGGAGATACAAATATTTCTGAACCTATTATGCAGGATGAAGAACTTGAGTATCTTATCACTAAGTATGGATCTAATAGAAATTTGTTGATGTACCAAGCTTTTACACGTGCAGCAACTTTATTTGCTAGAGATATTAAACGTAGCTTAGGCCCACAATCTGAAGATCCAACTGAAAGACTAAAGTATTTCAAGGACCAAGCTAATTCATATAAGGCTAAGCTTGCAATTGCTGGCATATCAGTACCAGCATATAATCATCCTAAGGTATTCCATAAAGGTATGCACAGCAATCCACCTTGGCCAGCAGGCGGTGATAGAAATGTTTAATAGCTTAAAATCTTGGATGAATTTACCGTTTGTTTTTAGGCCTTGCATTGGTCGCAGCGGTACTGGTGCTAAACAGTTTGCAGCTAATGAATCTGGTTTATGCTACGCAGAAGGTTCTGTGAAAGTTGTGAAAGATGCCCAAGGAAAAGAAGTAGTATCTACAAAGCAACTGTACGTCGATGGTAACTCTTCTATTAAAGAACTCGACAATGTAGTGTTCGAGGGACGCGAGTCAGAGATTAAAGCCATCGGCTACTTTTATAGGAACGGGCGTGTAGATATGAAGGTGGTGTATCTCTAATGCGTGGCTTTGCAGAATTTTCATTTAATAAACAGGATATAAATGCATTTACTGCTAGATGCGAATTTGCTATACGGAACATTGACAAAGGTACTAAGAAAGCTACTGAGGCTGCTGCTAAAGAGATAATGGACGAAAG